TGAGAGCACCATACAGGCTAGATACACAGACCGCACCCGTACCGTAGATACAGTTAGAACCAGCGTTAAGAGCACCACCAAGAGCAGGAGAAGTATCCTGCACTATTTCTGTAAGAGCGTCCCCAAGAGTGAAGGCGGCAGGACTCCAAGCAGAACCTGTGTATACTTTGAGTGCGTTGTCTGTCGTGTTCCAGTAAAGAGCACCAGTAAGGATGGCATCACCATCATTATCCAAAGCAGGATCAGAAGACTTGTTGCCAAGGTACCTATCGTCAAAGCTATCATAAGATGTAGCAGCATTGCTTGCCGAAGTTGCAGCAGCAGTCTGAGAAGCAGAAGCGCAAGAAGCACTCGTAGCTGCCGCAGTCTGACTTGCCAGAGCACATGCAGCAGAAGTACAGGCTGCAGTAGCAGACTGCAGGATACCATCTACGTAAGTCTTTGTTGTAAAGTCAGCAGCATCAGTAGGTGTGTAGGTGGATGTAATCTTGTTGGCACCCATGTCCAAAGCACCGGACATAGTACCACCAGCACAAGCTACTCGTGTATCTCTCTGGGTATCAGTGTATACTTTAGTAGCAGCATCCTGATCAGCAGTAGGATCACCCATACCAGTGATCTTTGAGGTACCCATAGCAATAGCACCCGACATGGTACCACCAGTCAGGTTAAGCTTGAGTGCATCTGCTGTGTCTACATACGTCTTAGTTGCAGCATCTTGAGCAGAAGTAGGATCTCCTAGTCCTGTGATCTTGCTGGTACCCATAGCAATGGCACCAGTCATTGTACCGCCTGCCAATGGCAGTTTGGTAGCAATACTGTTTGTCACAGTGGTAGAGAAGTCTGCGTCATCGCCCAACGCAGCGGCTAGTTCGTTAAGAGTGTCTAGTGTGCCAGGGGCAGAGTCTACAAGAGCAGACACTTCTGCGTCTACATAACCTTTAGTAGCTGCATCAGAGGAGGCGCTGGGCGTACCCAGACCAGTAACAGTGTTACCACCCATGGTGATGTCACCAGACATCGTACCGCCAGTAAGGCTAAGTTTCAGGGCGTCATTTGTATCTACGTAGTTCTTTGTAGCAGCGTGTTGTGCTTGAGTAGGATCAGTTACGTTAAGAAGAGCAGTGCTCGTAAAGTCTACCGTACCGTTCACAACAAGATCGTTAAGGGTTGTTGTACCTGTAGAAGCTGTTACGTTACCAGTTACATCGCCTGTAATGTCTCCAGTAATATCACCCGTTACATCACCAGTTACATTACCTGTGACGTTACCTGTCAGGTTACCTACAAAGCCAGTGTTAGCGGTAATGGTTGTACCTGTCACAAGGTTGGGCGTTGCTCCACCTAGAACAACATTGTCTACAGTACCACCGTTAATGTCTACTGTAGCAAAGGTACCTTGACCGGAAGTGCTAAGAGTAGTGAACGAGCCTGCAGCAGTAGAGGAAGCACCGATAACGGTACCGTCAATGTTACCGCCATTCACGTCAACAGTTGCTAGAGTAGCAGTACCTGTCGAGGTAAGGTCAGGAAGAGTAACAGTGTCAGAGAAAGTTGTAACACCTGTTACATCAAGAGTACCGCCAACAGTCGAGTTGTTGTTGGCATCCATTGTTGTAAAGGTAGCAGCAGCAGGAGTAGAACCACCAATAACAGTATCATCAATAGTACCGCCAGTGATGACGACAGAATCAATGTAACCAATACCGTCAATGTACAAGTCTTTAAACTCAGCACCAGAAGCACCAAGGTCAATGTCGTTGTCTGTTACGGGAACAATAGCACCGTCCTGAATGCGGACTTGCTCAGTTGCTACACCACCAACCTCAGAGTAAAAGCTAACTCTGTTGTTTGATGTATCTACAACAACTTTGTTAAGAGCATCAGCGTCACCGATGAGTGGGATGTAACCACCCTGCCCAGTGCTGCCATCGTGTTTGTGGCCTGTCGAAGCTGCAAAAGCTGCCAACAGTTGGTTGAGTTCGTTGTTGACTGGTGCGGCCTTAATAACCTGTCCAGCAACAATGTCAGCAACGCTTTGTCTTGTATAGCCCGCCATTTATAATCTATCCCCTACTCCAAACGTCACAACAATCCCTTGGATACTGTGTGAAGCGTTAGTGTCATTTGTAACATATCTGAAAGACACTGACTTGCCTGAGCCTGAAACATTCACTCTTTGTACAGGAGAAGGGTTACCACTCCAGATAGTAGATGAATCGTCAAAGACTGCCTCGTTGTAGTAGGCGGCAGCACCCTCAGTTGTCAGTGTATAGTTGGTTGGATTAAGAATAGTGGTATCATCGTAGTCGTACACAACCGACATTACGATCTCGTTATCACCTTCTGATCTAAGGTAAGTAGCAACAGTGTGAATAATCTTACGTTGCTCTGGGTCTTGCATATGCAAGAAGGGTGTCTGGTAAAGACTTGTAATAGTGTTTCCGTCAAAGCTATTACCGGATTCTTGACGGTGAACTTTACCGTCAGTGTCTCCGTGGATCACATACTCTTCTTTATCAATGTATCCACTGTCTGCACAGGTAGCCTCAATGCCAATCATCTGTCCAAACTCGAAGCCAATACCGCCTTGAATACCTTGACGTAGACCACCAAGAAGTGCTCCACCATCTGTGATGTTGTAGAACAACCTGAACTGAGACTTGCCTCTAATCAAAACCGAGGACAAAGCGTCTAGGTCATTGTTAAAGATAACATCCTTGATAAAAGATTGTACGTTCTTCGTAAGGCTTTCAAGGTTAACGTCACCAATCTTATCTGTACCAGAGACAGGTCTAATACCATCTTGGGATAAGAAGATAAGGTCACCACCGATCTCAACAATACTGTCAGAAGCAAGGCAACCAAGGTCATCTGTTACGTGCTGGACTACCCAGTCTGAGATGTTGTTGCCTACTACTCTTTTAATGTTGTTCGTTCCAAAAACAAACAAAGAATCACGGAATGGTTTAATGGCTACAATAGGAAAACCTACGTTGATAACACCCGCACCATCAGCAGGAGACCACTTAGTCTCGTCAGTAGGAGCACTAAAGTATAGGTTATGCTCTTCCCCTGGGTCACCAGCAAGCCACATATGGTTCTTGAACACTGCGGCAAACTTAGGATCAGTGGGTGCATTAGCATGTGTAAGCTGAGTGTATGTTGTACCGTCATACGTAGCGGCAGGGTTCACACCGTCAGTCATAATGACTTTGGAGGAACCCCAGTTAAACCTAGTGAAACGTACTTTGGTCACACCTGTCATTGTAGGTGATCCAGAAGTAGTTACAGCAACCCAAGCATCTGTGGAGTTGTTCCAGTAGTGGAGGTAGTTGTTACCCGCAGAAGGCTTACGTGCTGCAAGAATGCCATCGTTTACACCAGCAGCAACAGACACACCTAAGACACTACCAGTACCCGGAACGGTACCGTAGTCGTTAGTAAATCCATCTACTTTACGGTAGCCACCTGTAATAGCAGGCTCGTAGTTCAAGAGAGCCACGGCAGAACCTGGCTGTGTCTCACCCTGAGAAAGAACGTCCCTGTTAAGGTTTAGACCACCCTGCGGGATTACCTTAAAAGATCCTAAGTTATCAGGCATTAGAGTACTCGTCCTAATACCTGATTAGAAGAGTTGACTCTATCTACTACTGTGGATCTAATACGGAGTGGTTCGTCTACAAGGATTCGTCTCATAGCCTTGATACCCTCCTCAAAGTTATTCTGGTGAATAGAAGCACTCTGCTCATTAGACCTAAAGCGCATCATGTACATCATAGCACCGTCAATGATTACATGAGTAAATCTCTCAGGAATAATCGTAGTGTCATCGAAGGCAACGAGGTTATTAGGGAAGGACCAGTACACGTACTCAATCTCGTACACGTTGTCTGGAATAGGAGTTACCCCAAACTTCTCCTCGTTTGTTTGATAGACAAGAGTAGGAGCAGAGATACCTGTCTGATCCCCTGTATCATCAAAGTGTCTGTAACGCTGGATGTATTCATCATACGTGATAGCAGGCAGGAACATGGGTGTGTTGTCTGCTGCTGTCAGCTTCTTGATGTAAAAGGTTTGCCAGTCTGCTCTAGAGAAGTCAGAAGGAAAGGTGTACTCTCTGGTCCCTGCAGTCAGAGCCTGAGTGTACGTTACTTTAAGGAAGGGCCACTCCTGCCCTTTCTGTAGGATATTTCTAATGGAGTTATTTACGGCATCCTTAGCCAGAGCCTGCACATTGCGGACTGCATCGAAGCCATCACCCGTAGTGTCTACAGTAACTTCGTTGAGTCTACGCAGTAGCTCATTAACTAGTGATACGTAAGTTGCCATTACAAAAATCCCTCAGATGGTCTAAAGGGGCCAGCGCACAGCCAGCCCCTAAAGATAGTCTAGTTACGCAAGCAGATCACGATCAACTTCGTTAGCTGTCATGTCACCCATGCCAGTAATGTCCATCATTACTGCCCAGACACGAATCTCGCCTGCAGAAATGCCGTCGGCACTTGTTGCTGCAAAAGTCATATCCAGAGTGTTAGCAGTACCATGTACCTCTGGGCCTGCTGCTGCTGCGTCTGCTGCGGCATAAGCGCCTGCAGTAGCTGCGTCAGCATCAAAGCCGTCAACGTACTTGTCTGCTTCTGTGTCTGTACCCAAGTCGATTGCAACGTCATTGTCAGAATCGTTGTCGAGAGTAAGAGCAGTGACAACTTCCAAACCAGCAGCAAGAATTACGGAACCAGCAGGAACAGTAATTGCTTGAACTACGTCACCAGCAGAAGGATCTACGGTGTGGTCAGCAAAGTCGATGGTGTTCTCAACGATGTAAGCGTTACGCCCACGCTGAGAGTTTCCTCTTGCCGCTTGAAGGGCAGATGTTACGGTAGCCATAAGTTAGTCCTCCTCTTATGCCAAGTTGTACTTAGCAGTTACAAGAGCTTCTGGACGAAGGATCTTGCGACCGTACAGGTGCATACCACGAACGATGTCAGCAAAGCTGTCGGGGTCACGGTATGTTTCAGTCTTGTTGATTTGCTCCGCAGTTGCGACAGCAGAATCATGACCAGCGACAATAGCACCGAAGTTAGTGTTCTGGTTTGCGGTACCTGTTGTACCTGGACCAGTACCCAGTGCTGGCAAGTTGCTCGAAGAATATACACGGAAGCCGTGGAAGTTGTTCAGAGCAAGACCGTTACGCAGGCCACCGGACTCACCGAAGTCAGCGTTGAAGAGACGGGAGTCTTCATCACGCAGTACTTCCATGAATACTGGGTCTACAACGATCCATCTGCCTTGCTTGTCAACTTGCTGTTGGTCAAGCAAACGAGCCATACGTGCAACCAGCATAGCTGGCGAGACAGTGGCTGTTGGCAGTGCAGTCGCACCTGGCAAACGTGCTGCAACAGGGATCGAGTGATCGGCTGCGTCAGCAGTTTCGATGTTACCGAAGTCACCTTTTTTCAGTTTCATCGAACCCAGAAGTTCATCCGAACCAGCAGTTGCTACAGCTTTTGTACCATTTACTTGGTCATTAACTGTGTCAGCCTGTGCGTGAAGATCCGACTGCTTGTAGCCTGCCAGATAGCCAAGAACTTCTTGGTCATGCTGGTCAGCCAAGCGGTAGGCTGCACGATCAGTTGCGAGTTGCATGAAGTTGACGTGGCTGTGAGCCTCTTCAATGTCGTCGATTTTGAAGGCAAAGTAGTTAGCCTTATCAACGACCAAGGAAAAGTCCTCGTCATCCAAGTCTTGTGCGTTTACCTGAGTACCACGAGCGTATGCGCTTACGGAGATTTCAGGTTCTTTGATGATTTTAACAGTGTCGCCTTGGGCGCTGATTTCACCAAAGTAGTCAGAGTTAGTGATGTCACCAACTACTGTAGACTTGCGGAATGCAAGCTGTACTTTTTTAGAATAGATGACGCTGGAAAAGTTGCCGTTAGGCAAGTTGCCGTAGCCACCCGCTGTTGAGAAAGCCATGATTAATCCTCCATGATATTTGGCTTTTAGGATAAAAGCTAAACACCGTTAAAGAGGCTGTTACTTTTCTAGGGTGCAAGAGGTATCCAGTTGCGCAACCGAATACCTAATGGGCCTATACTTGAACAGGTGGTTCTTTATAGTTTAGACTTTTTAAGGGGGGAAGGTATCGGTAGAGGTAGTCCAAGGAGGAGGCTCTACATAAGATACCAGTAGTTATAGCTAACACTTTTAAAGTGTCAACTGTTTATCTGGCACCGCCAGACATATCGTAGACAAACTTACCGCTGCGCATAGCCTCAGTAATTTCGTCCTGACGTTCCTCGAACTCCTTGCTAGACATTTTAGCCACATCAGATTCTTTGATCT